TAATTCTTTTAATTCATTATAAAATGATTTTAAATCTTCTTCTCTACCAGATAATGGTTTAAACTTATGTTTTAAAGTTGCTTTGATTGAATTAATCAATGCAGGCCCCATTGTACCCACTACTTCTTTAGCATCTCTTTTTTCATCCATTACCATGTCTATAATGGAGTAAGCGTTATTGTGAATAGCTTCTGCTTTTCTAGCACCAGCCTCATCTTTAGATTTGTGATATTTAGCTTCGTTTACATTATCTCTCATAGCTCTTGCTAAATCTTTAATGTATTGTAATTCTTTTTTAGCGCCTTTGTGTTTAGCGTATCTATCTAATCCCATACTACTCATAATACCTAATGATAAATGTAATCTAGCTTTTGCTGCTTTTGGATACTTTCTACCATAAGGTGATGAATTAAACCAATCAATCATAGCTTGTGCCATTTCTTTTGATAGTTTGATTCCTTCAACTCTATCAGTATTACCTTTTACAACCTGCTTTAATCCACCGATTGCTGAGATTTCGTTAAGTGAGTTTTTTATATCAGTTAGTTTCATTATAATCCTCTTATATTGAACAAACACCATCTATTTCACAGATGATATCTCTTACTAATGTGTTAATCTTTTTATATGAAGGTGTTTTTGCTTTTCCAACTACTGATTCATTCATAGGTCTCATAAATGCACCATGTGTTGATGGGTTTGATACAAAATCCCAACAAATTAAATCAAAATCATCTTCTACAGTTACAGTCTTACCATTACTAGCTTCTTTTACAGAACCCATACCTCTCGATGAGATACCAACAGTACATCCTGCTTCTAAAAGTTCTTTAAGGATGTTTCCTGATGGGGTTTTAAGGATTTCTACCTTACCCATTACATCATCACCCTTCCAATACACATCTCTTATGATGTGAGAAGTATTTTTTAGTTCAACCACCGAAGATTCAGGATGGTCTAACTCACCAAACGCTCTATTTTCTTTGATTTCTCTATTTTTGTACTTTTGTACTTCTCTTTCTAAAATTCCTTTTGGATATACTCTACCATTTTGATTTTCAGCTTCAGCTCTTTGAAGCACACCATTAACAATCAACCTACCATTGTTATCTTCCAATGATTCGTTGATTTGCCTCTTAGTCATAGTAAAAGGAATAGTATCTATAAGTAATCTTCCCATTATGCTCCCCAAACTTTACGTTTTCTGTATAAATCAAACATGATTTGTGCTACTTCATATCTTATAAGTAGACGAATATTCTCCAAATCCTTATTTGTGAGTTCTTCTTTTAATATTTTCTTTTTTGAACTCATACTGATAATTCTTTTATCTTTCTTGCTACGTTTAACATACGTTCTGAAATCTTACCGAACCTCTTTTGAGTAGATTTCCAATATTGACCAGAATTTACATCAGCTTCTGTTTTCAATTTAGCGTTTTGGTTTACGATTCTTTCTAATTTGAACATCATACTATTGATTTCTTTGATAGAATCATTTATTTTTTGATGTTGCTTTCTTGAATCATCTTTTTTAAACTCTTTATAAGAAATCTCATTGATTTTACTTTCTAACTTACGTTCTAACGATTCTAATTTCTTAGTATTCATTTTTTTCTCCTTCGATTTCTTATATCCTAACACCTCAATGTGGTCATCATCCAAATCATCCTCATCTTTACTCTTTGCAAAGGCATGTGGAGTTTTTACCGGCCCCTCACCACCATCTAAGTTACCAGTTACGTTAGCTTCTTCGATTTCTTCGAACTTATCTTCGATTTCTTTTAGTAAACTTTTCATTTAAACACCCTTTTCAGTTCGTTTTTTAATTCGTGGTATCTAAGTAATGATAAAATCTGTGATTCTGTAATTACTTTTGCTGATTTTAATTTTGAAATCAGTTTCAATACCTCATTTACTTTAATTTTAGTAACTGTATCTGAAACTTTTATAGTTTGGATTTCTTTTTTGAGTAGATTACACTCTCTGATAACAAACTTCTTTAGTTTTTCAGAGTTATCAACCGAATTGATGTACTCTCTAAGAATATTTTGTTGTTTATCACTTAATGTAGTGTATTTGTTGTTGAAATTTTCAACCAACATCTTCCATGCTAATAATCTAACTTCTTTTGGTTGCTTAGAATATTCTTCATTGATAGTAGATGTAGTTTTATCTTCTGTTTTTGAACCATTTATTAATGATTCTAACAATGTAGATTTACATTCTACATATTCTTTTGGATTATCTGATGTAGTATGTTCAAATAACTTATATATAGAAGCGTTTTCTTTATAGTTAGATACTCTATACTTAAAGAAATCTTCTAAAACAAAATTTTTCTTAATAGCTTTGATTAGATTATACTTCTGTCTGTTCAAAACAGATTCATTCAATTTCTTTCTTTCTTTCAGAATGATATTCAAAAACTCAGATGCTTTATACTCTGAGTTGAATGTTTCTTCTACGAATAATTTATATAATCTAAGCTCTTTTGCTAATTCTGTACTTTTACCAAAATGCTCTCTTATGATGTAAGTAGCTTTAGAATCCATATTATTTAAAGTATCGGTACTAATCTGTCTTACCAATAGTTCAAATAAGATTCCTGTGTTTTTGTACTTACTATGTTTTAGTTTTCTCATTGTTTTCCTCATCGTTTTTGATAAAAGCAACTATGTATTTGGTTATAAATATTATATTTTTAAGAATCCAATATGTTTTTCTCATCCAATAATGATACATTCACATCATTGGTGTCCTCTTTTAAAGATTCAATTATCATTTTTTTGGTTTTTCCTTGCTTTTTCATACGCCCAATAACTGCATCAATCTGTTCTTGGTTGATTACTGATACTGCGTTGTATCTTTCGTTTTTGGTAGGTCTATTTGCTTTGTTACCTAATGGGTCTCTACCAAATGGATTATCATCTGTTCCGTAGTTACCACCCTCTTTAGGTCTACCAGCTCCAGCAAATCCACCTTCAGGCGCTCCACCTTCTGCTGTTGGGAATCCTGCGTTTGCATCTCCGCCATCATCACCACTCTGTTGAGATAGTGCTGCTAAGTCGTGTGGTGTACCAAATGATTCACCAGTCTTAACTGGGTCGTTACCCTCTGTTTCGATTTGTTCGTGTCTGAATCCTAATTTCAAGTCATTGATAACTTTGAATTGTTCTGCTTTCCACTCATCTTCACTCATATTAAAGATGTTTTTGTAAACCCATTCTTGTGATACCATTTTTAAATCTTTGATATCACTTGCTAATGTTACTTTTTCAGACCAAAGGTTTGCTTTTTCTTGCTCATAGATAATAGATGGTGTAGTAAGTTCTAATTCAAAGTTTACTAATTCTTCATCTGTATAACCCTGTGAGTATAAGTGTACAATAGCAATCTTAGTTAATTCTGAAAGAACAATCTTTTGGATTCTTTCTACAGAACGAGCGAATCTAATATCTTCTTGTGCTAATGTTGCTTTACCTTCAACACCTTCCTCATATCCAATAAATGCTTTTGGAACTTTAAGAGCTGCCATCATTCTGTTTCTTAGGTATTCGATATCATCGATACCACCGAACTCCATTCCACTTAACGAATCAATCTCAGTACCACTTTGTCCACCTCTTACAGGTAGATAGTAATCTTCCAACATATTCTGCATATTGAATTTAAGATTGTAATCACCTGTACTCTCATCGATGTATGGAGTTTTCTTCATCTGGTCGATGATATTCTGCATATACGAATCAACTTCAGCAGGTGGGATGTTACCGATATCAATCTTAAAGATTCTCTTTTCAGGTGCTCTCATAATTCTATGAATCATCATCGCATCTTCCATAAGAGTTAATTGTTTCCAAGTCTTTCTTGCACCTTCTAACAATGAACGTCCATAAGGTAAGAAGTTTGTATCTGTTAACAATCTGAAATGTGCTACTTGGAATGATTCTAAGAACTTAGTATTGTTTCTTTGTGAGATTGCGTTTGTGTTTTGTTCTTCAACTTCAAATCTTACTGAATAAGGATTATCTAAATCGTATCCTTCTTCTCTACGAGTTTCGTAAGCCGATAATGGTTGTGCGTTTACAACTCCCAACTCATCATCAATATCTAAGTAAAGATAATAATCACCATATTTGTTCATACCCCTTACCCAAGACCATAAGTTGAACTCAATGTTCAATACATCGTAGAATAAGTTGTGAAGGGTTTTCTTTAATTTTTCATCAGATGATTTGATACGGATTACATCACCCATATCATTTTTAAGTGTACATTCATCTGAGTATATATCTAAGATTGATGAGATAATTGAATCTTTATCCATCGCCTCATAATCTGTGTATAGTTCTAATTTATTTGAATGGTAGTTAAATCTTTCGTTGTATGTTTGCCAATTCTTTCTTGAGTTAGAACCATGCAATCTTCCATACCTATCGTAGTAAGCTGAACCTCTCCTATTACCATCACCTTGTAATCTAGAAGAATCAACAACTTTTAATTTATCTTTTCCGACTCTTCTAACAACTACCTGAGTTGAGAATAATCGTTTTAATCTACCGAATAATGAAGTATCTGCCATAATGTTTTTCTTTTATATACTACTACAATATATAAATATACAAAAAATATTTTTAATATCCAAATTTTACAATAACCAACTTATATCCTCATCACCTCTACCAGTGTTAATCTTCCAAGCATCTTTTGCTTTAGATTGATTTGATTTGAAAACACCCTGTTTTGATGTTAAAGATAACGCTCTTTTGTTTAGTTCGATTCCTTGCTGTCTTAGTTTAAGTGCTGTATCTCTCACCCAAAGACCTGTAGAAAATGATAGAACCAAATCATCATTATAACCTTGTTGAGCTTCTGCTCTATTACCATTCCATATAAAAACAAAAAGTTCATCAATCAATCGTTTAGAACGAACAATCGGAACTCTTTCTCTCATATAAGTATCTAACTTTGAGATAACCAATGGTCGAGTTCTACTTGTCATTGAAAAGCCAGGTACCATTTGTGATTTATCTTTTAAATCATATGCTTTTTGTAAATGAATATCTTCATCTACATACCCAAACTCTTTATATGAATAATATAAATTTTTGTAATTTCTATCTATTGCTTCTTGGATTACTGCCCAACCAATGTTTGCGTTCTCAATCACTAACAACGCATCATTCCATTCGGTTGCAACATTCACCAACATATTACCATAATCTTTAGTACCTATCTTACCTTTGTACTCAGCGACTTGTTCCACACTTTCTACATCGAATACGTGAAATGCTGAATAATCGGCCCCATCACCTCTCGCAACATCGGCAACCACTACATAATCTTTTGTATAGTTTGGTTGTGACCATAACCAATAGTTACCATCGTATCCTCTTTTTTCAACGGGGTCTTGTACGTGAGTATCTTCGTACCATTTTAGGAGCTGTCCATCAACAACTGTATAACCAGATGAGATGAAATCACAATCACATTCTTGTGCTGCCATCTTCTCACCTAACAATTGAGTTTGTTCTATTCTCCACTTTTCATTTCTTTCAGGATGTACAGTCCAATGAAGTTTGATTGGATTCCAACCATCACCTTCTTCACCCTTCAGCCAAGTTTTATGAAAGAAGTTACCAACACCATTTGGAGTTGATAATACGATTGCTTTACCACCAGTTGATAATGTAGATTGAGCCGATGCCCATATCTCATCAACCCC